GTGAGCTGGCTAAGTTCAACGAGCAGAAATCCAAGAGTGCTCAGCTCCGCGAGATTTTCTTGCAGTGCCGCCAGGAGCGCAAGAGTTTCACCGAGGTTCTTCAGGACCGCGAGGCAGCAAACGCTACCACCATCCTTCTGAACCCCGATACCGGCAACACCCATGCTAACATTGAGGCATCAGGTGCAATTCCTTTGACCATCCACGAGATCATCGACACCAAGGTTCCTGGACTGGAGCTGCCCGATGATCTGAGACTTCTGACCGGTGTAGTTGGTGACGAGGTATGGCCTTACAGCACTGATGACGTAGAGTTCTCAATCGCTGGTGAAGTTGAGAAGATCGGTGAGCAGTCACTGAACTTCGACAAGCTGAAAGCTAGCCCTGAGCGCGTCACTGCTGCTCTTGCCATCTCAAACCGCGCTATCGACAACGCTTCGTTTGATCTGTTCGGATTCTGCAACTACAAGCTGGCCAAGGGCTGGGCAATCCGTAAGGCTCTGCTCACTTATAGCCACTGCGTTTATTCTCACAGCCTCAAGCCCATCTTCTCCCTGGTTGACGTCGAGGAGATCGTTCTTGACGAGAACATCGGCAAGAACATCGCCAAGAAGTGCGCCAAGATGTGGAACAAAGGCTTCGAGGGTGAGCCTGAGCTTGTCATGGATAAGGAAACCGAGACAGATCTGCTGTTCACCAAGCGTCTGCCCAACAGCACTGGTGAGCGCACAGTCATCGAGAATGGCCGCTGCGTAGGTTACCGTTACAAGGTAAGTCCCTACATCAACTATGCTCTTGGCAGCGATGGTATCGCCCGTGCTGACGGCAACCGCTACATCGGCATCGGTCATTGGGGATATGACGCCTTCCAGCAGCATGGTGAGGTCCGCGTAACCATCGACTCGACATCAGCCGAGGTTGCAAAGCGCAACACCACCGTGATCGTGATGTCAACCGACCTCTCAATCACTGAGTTGTCAAGCAAGGTCAACGGCAACACCAGTGGCAAGCCCCAGGCATTCAAGCTGCTCAAGATTGTTGAGGCCGAGCCGACAACCGTCTAACCCTCTCACTGCTACTCACATCTGGGATCATAGTTCCAGGCACCGGCGAGGAGTCAGAGGCAACAGCCTGACCGCCGGTGCTCCCAGATGGGGAGCGGCAAACTAATCAAAGTATTAACCGCTTGCAGACGACAGATGAGTCTCATAACCGATAAGGTCTTTTTTAATGCTCTGATGAGCAACCAGTCACTGGTGCTGAAGGTTGGTTCCCGAATCGAGAACACCAGCATACCCGTGCCGGATGACCAGTTTGACAATGAGCCGGTGCCTTACATCATCATCACCTTTGATGGTCTGATGAATGACGAAAACACCAAAGACAGCTCATTCGAGGGTGACAACGACAAGGTGCAGATCAGCATTGAAGTGACGGCCAACGACCGCGAGGAACTTGGCGACCTCACAACTGAGATACGCAGGACCATTATCAGTTACTTTGAAAGCGACGACCATGAGAAGGATGATTACGATTTGATCCCTGAAGATTATGACTTCAGTGCCAGCAACGTAGTCTATGACCCAACTAAGCCGTGCTTCACCCAGACTCTGACCTATCGCTGTGACACAAAACCGTAACATACCGCTATGTCAATAATCAAAGGCCAAAATCTTCGTATAATGGTGGGTGGTAAGTGCATCGCAATGGCAACAAGTTGCCAGCTGCACATATCAGCCCAGATGGAAGACAGCTCGACCAAAGATGATGCCGGTAACTGGCAGACTCAGGAGGTTGTCGGTCTTTCATGGGATGTTCAGACCGATTCTCTGATTACGCTGGTTGACAACGGCTCCAATGGCGAGCTGCCTACCGATCTGCTGTCACTCATCATCTCTCAGACCAAGGTGACCCTCACCTTCGATCAGACCGCCGGCACCAACAACCGTGTTGGTCAGAATGCAGCCATCAAGCGCACTGGCTACGCTTATCTGACCGACTACAACCTGGTGGCTCAGAACAGGACAGCAGCCAAGCTGACCTGCCAGTTCCAGGGTGATGGTCCGCTGAATGCAGCGTAAGGACAACCCAACCAATCCGAAGCCCCGAACCCAACGGTCTGGGGCTTCTTTTACCAAAAACTATGAACTATGATCGCAGAAAGAACAATCAACATTTGCGGCAAGGACGTCAAGATGCGTTACTGCGCCGCCACTGAGACTGGTTATGAAACCATCTCAGCCAAACCGGCTACTATCTTCATGCCGGACATCACCAAAGATGACAAGGGTAACATCATCAGCATTGAAACTAAGGCCGAGACCGAGGATTACATCAAACTTGCCCTGGCCGCCATCATCGCAGCCTACGCACGTGATAATCAAAAAGCCCCCATCCAATCTGAGGAGATAATGTACGATGCACAACCCAAAGACGTGATACTACTCATCAAAACTGTCACTGAACTACGCAACGAATGGTATGACATACCATCTATCATTAAGCCTGATGAGAATCAGACTGAAGAGAACCAGGACGAGGATAAGGATAACCAAAAAAACTGATTACCGCCCACGAGCGTTACCAGTTCCTCGTGGGTGAGATAGGCATCGACCGAGATAAGTATCTCTACGAACTGCCTTACTGGGAAATCCTTCTCATCGCCCGTGGTTACAGCCATCGCAACCGAGAGATGTGGAGCGCGGTCCGCTGGGCAGCCTTTAATATCATGAGTTGTTCCATGGCCAACCTCAAGGAAGCCGGCATTCACCGTCCCACCGATCTGCTTCAGTTCCCCTGGGAGAAAAGCAGTTCTTTACCTCATGGCAACATGCCGAGTGATGACGAGATTGCTGAAGCACAACGTATTATCCAGGAAGAGAACGAGCGTCTGGCGCGTGAGGCTCAAGAGGGTAAACCACAAGATGCTAAGTGACCGATTTACAAGGAATAATCACACCTGGCTATGTTTGACGTCGAAACCAATGAACCGTTATTCAAGCAGTGGTTGGATAGACTGGATTCAGCTCTTATGTCCAACCCTGCTATGGAACGGCGTGTCCGTAAGGACATCCGTGAGGTCATTCTTGACGTGCGTTCAAAAGTAATCAGGGATTCCGGCGATGCCTTCAAGAATGGTGATCCGCGTGGTACAAGACGTGCCATCAGAACCTCGGTTTACAAGCAGATTCTTGGTGCTAACATCAACATTTACCAGAGCCGCAAGAGCCATGGCACCATCAGCTACTTCTCCGAGAGGACGTTACGCCCTGGACAACGTGGCGGCAACCGTGTACAACCATCTGACCGCACCATCGCTCTTCAGAATTACGTGCCGGAGGATCGTGGTTTCATTCTGCGATTTGTGAACAGTGGTACTGATGGACGTTACATTGGAGGTCGTAACGGCAAGACCGAGGCTGAAAAAATTACATTCACCCTCAATCATGGTGGTCGCGGTTGGCGCGGCAAGATAACCGCAACCAACTGGTTCAAGAATAAGACCGAGCCGCAACTGGTTAATTCAATGAACGAACTTGCGACACTAATCGACGAAGAAATCAACCAAGCATTAAAAAACTAACGATATATGGCAGATTCCATCCTCAGACTCAAGGTAGAGTCACAAGAATACGAAGCCAAGCTCAAGCGTGCATCGCAGGGCCTGAATCATTTCATCTCTGACTGTCGCAATAGCGGCAAGGAATTGAACAAAGCCACAGATGATGTACTGGATTATGTACGCGCCCTGGGGCAGATGCCTACCGTAGCCAAGGGCGGTCAGCAGTCACTCCGTGAAATGACACGCACGGTCGGTGACCTGACTATTATGTATCGTGAGCTCACCGAAGAAGAGAAGCGCAGTCCGTTTGGACGTGCTTTGGCACAATCCATCCAGGAATTGACCAAACGTGCCGGTGATGCACGAGACGCCATTGATGACGTCAACACAACCATCAAGTATGCCGCATCAGATACTAAGACTTTCGACACTCTGACAAGTAGCGCACGTCTGATGGCTGCCGGATTCCAGGTGGTACAAGGCGCAGCCAAGCTGATGGGAGTTGACATGAGCGACAACATTGAGCTCCAGACAAAACTCCAGTCGGCAATGTCAGTATCAATCGGTCTTCTTCAGGCTCAGAACCTACTCCAAAAAGAAAGTGCTGTTGTTCAGGGCGTGGATGCCATCAAGACTCAGGCCAACGCCATTGCCAAGGCACTGCTGGCCAAGAACACCGCAGCTGCTACCGTAGCGGGTGAGGCGTTCAACGCTGTTGCCAAGGCCAACCCATACGTACTTATCGCATCAGCTGCCGCAGCCGCCATTATAGCGATAGTCTCATATACACGCCACTCACAAAAGGCAGCCGAGGCCGATAAGGTTCGCGCGGAGGAGGCAGATCGCTTACGCAAAAAGCAAGAGCAGATGTCTTCTGCCATCGGCACCCATGTGGGTGAGGCAGAGGCCAAGTACCGTGCTCTCCAGCATGAGTGGAACCGACTCACTACCGTTGCCGAAAAGACCGACTTCATTGACAAGCAGTCTCAATCTTTCAAAGACCTCGGCCTGAATATTACATCGGTTGCCGACGCCCAGAAAGCTCTGGTTGACATGGCTCCCGACGTCATCGCAGCACTCCGAGCCGTAGCAACCGCCGAGGCTTATTCAGACCTCTATAAGCAGTCCATCCAAAAACGTGCCACTGAATGGGAGAATCGCGTCAGAGGAGTTGAGACTGGTGATGACTACATTCGTGAGGAGGTCAATGCCAAGAAGAACTGGAGCATCATCCCTGATGAATGGACTGCCGCCGGACTTACCAAGCAGGATTACAACATGGAGACAATGTACTTCATGAACACCATGAAGACAATGTACACTCTTAATCAAGCCGGTGTCGATAAAATCAACCAATATCGTGCTGACCAGGCTAAAATCCTCAAGGAAAAGCTCAAACAGCAGTATGACGATGAGGTCAGCTATTATGAGAACAAATGGACTGAAGCCGAAAATAATGCCATTGCAGCACAAGGCAAAATCGGAAAGTTGCTGGCTGGTAAAACCGTGAATCCAACAACTGACGCCCAGACTCCGACATACCCGCTTGGTTCACTGCCTCAACTTACCCAGCAACTCAAAGACCTCAAGACCGCACAAGAGCTCGCACTTGATCCACGTCAATGGGCGCAGTATCAGCAAAAGATCGAGCAGACCCAATACATGATTGATGCCTTCAAGGGCAAATGGAAGGAAGGTCTGCAAGCACAAGTATCGTTTGACACGTCAGTAGGTGAGGAACAACTGCGTCGCATGACCGATGCCGGTCGCAAGATGCTGGAGATGTTTGGTGATGGGAATGTGGACTTGCTTGCTCGTCCTATGGTACAAGCCTCCGAACTTATCAAGAAGGGATGGGAAGAGGCTGGTGACGGCATTGCCACCGTTTATTCATATCAGCGTCAGGTAATAGACCAAAACGGCAACCCGGTTGAGATTTTGGTCACTCCCATACTTCCCGATGGGTCTATTCTCTCAGAGAATGAACTTAACACATATATTGACCGTGAAGTCAACGGCGCAGCCGACTTGCTCCAGGCTGACCGGTTGGGTATCATCATCAAGGTAGGAGTGAGTGATGACGGATCGGCTGGCGAGTTCTTGCATCAACTTCAGTCTGCATATTATCTATGCGACGAAGGAATGGATGTCAATATGGACACCACCCAGGTAAAAGCTGCCACCGATAACCTTGGCCAGTTCTTACGTTTAGCCGATGCTGCCAGAGATATTGAAGGTCTCAATATCAACCAGGAGAACATGACCATCACGGTTGACACCGTTGAGGCATATCAGAAGCTTAGGCAGATTGTGACTGACTTTGAGAATAAAAATATCACATTCACTGTCACACCCCAGGTTGCACCAACCACGGCCACCAACCTCCACAACTCTGCCGGACTGAACGCATACATCAATGGCTTACGTCAGGAATTGCAGAACGCAGACTTTGGCACAGTTCTTTATGAGAACCTGACCAGCAAGCTGGCAGACGCCAACATGCTCAAGAACTTGCTGGAGCAGTCGCTGAGTGTTGGCCTTGGCACGGCTCTCTTCGATACCACCGATGGACTTGGCCAGACATTCTGGGATCGCGTGCTCAGCCCCGCTGGAGTTGCCGACGCCGATTGGGAGGCCATTGCTGCCGCTATCAACGCCAAACTTGAGGAGCTGGGGCTTAACCCCATCACCATTGATGTCAACACTGGCAGAGTGTCAGGTTCAGGTAAGAGCACAGCCGACAATGGAGATGTATGGGAACACACCGAAGAGATTGTGTCGGGCATGTCTCAGGTAAGCAGCGGCCTTGACCGCATGGGTATTGAACTACCCCAAGCGGTTCAAGATGGCGTGAACACAATGCAAGGCATGATTCAAACCATCAACGGCATCCAGGCAATCGCACACGGACTTGGCACCACCGCTCCAGCCTTGATTCAAGCAGCTGCCACTGGCGTTCAGTCTGCTATTGCATTGCTGATTCAGGCATTGAATCTCAATACCGCGTCAAACTCCGCAGCTGCCACCAGCAATGTCGCCGAAACTGCTATTGATATTTTGATGGCCCATGGAGGTGTGATCCCTCATGCTGCTCTTGGCTTTGCCATACCTGGCACGCATTACAGCGGTGACACCACACCCATTCTGGCTAATGCAGGAGAATTGATTCTCAACAAAGCCCAACAAGGTAATTTGGCCAGTCAACTTCAGGAAAATGGCTCTCCCTCAGGTTCACCTATCCTACCCTATGTCACAGGTCAAACTGTGTTCCTGGGTATCAATAACCACCTCAAGGCTGCTGGTTATGGAGAATTAGTAACAACTAAGATGCTCAGGCAAATGGGCATCCGCTAATAAGAAACATTATGGCATGGTTAAATAAATACGGCATACCCTTTGAGTCCAAAGATGGAACCCAGTACATGATATACATCTTGGTCCAAAGCGACTCTACCCAGACAGTTACTTATCTGACCGGAGCCGATGAGCCATTTGTAACGTCCGAGAACAAAGATGACGACATCTTTACTCCGATGCGCGGTCAGACCGGCTACATTCGCATCATTGATGACACCCAGGATGGTTCGCTTCTAGCTTCATTGATTCCTCAAAACAATACTGAGAAACTGGTTGTCTTCTGGTCTGGTAGTTGGAACAGCAGCCATACTAACTTTACGCCATCTGCGGTCAAATGGAGAGGCTTTTTATGTGCCGAGGCCTTCACACAACCATGGGATAACGGAAAAAAAATGATAGAGATTCCGGTTATCTCATTACTGACGGCATTGCAATATGTATCACTGCAAACAAGTGATGTATCTGGCACCATGCGCTATGCACGTCTCTTTGTAAGGGCTTTTAGTGCTTTAGGAGTCAACCCAAATTATTTGTACTTGTGCTCCAATATCGCTTATAATCAAGCTCTGTCCTTTTTCTACTCTCATTTCTTAGAGTTTAAGATAAATGGCGAGGCCTTATTTGAACAACAAGACAGCAACGACGAAGGTCAGGACTCCTTCTCCTGGGTTGGGATGTCTTATTATGATGCCATATCTTCACTACTCAGATTATATGGCCTCATGGCCCGTGAAGTAGGTGCTGACCTATATCTCATCATGTATGATAAGGCCGATAACTATATTCAAAGCCTACGTTTTTCATGGTCTTCCGTACAAACTATTGCATCTGTGGGTATTGATGTCAGTTCTCCGACTATCACAGTGCCTACAGATCAAGCTCTGCTTTCGGTAGTTGAATTTGCCGGAAACAATAACACCGAGGAGTTCGTGCAAGGCGCAAGACGTGCAAGTGTAGTTCTGCCGTTAAAGAGCTATAAGGTTCACCTAAATCTTCCTCTCACAACAGAGGACGCATCTACCGTCATAGAAGTAGATGTTACCAATCCCACTGTAGGAGTTCAACCTCATGGCCCCAGGTCAAACAATATCGAGACATTCACCTATGCGGAATATCTTTTAGAAGGAGACGACCCCCTTGCTCCATCCAATTATCAGGCATGTCTTGATAATAGCGTCCTGGTCTCTACTACCTCATGGATAAATCAGCACCTAATTGCCGGAGCATTTCCCGTCAGGTGGTACTTCACAAATAATGGAGAGAATGTAGCCATGCTCAAGAACGGACTGCTACTTAATCAGCGATACCGACGTAACAATGTAGCTGTGAGCAATGGCACTTGCTATCATATCAAAACAGATGTAGATTATTCACTACAGGATGGTTATTTGAGGATAAGGTTCAACAATTACAACTTCGACCAGGGCTACATGGGTTCGTCACAATACCCGAATGTACCTACATCTCCTCATTTTGGACCATGGAGCGGTCTTGTACCATCTCCTGAAGCCATGCACACAGAAATCTACGTCCTCATCCGGTTTGGTGAAGAAGTCTGGAACGCCGATACCGGTCAATGGGAACCCAATCCAGGCATCAACAGTGCTAACTTTATGCCAGTTACTTTCGATAATAATGGTGTCATCGAAAGTAACTGGACCGAGGATATGCACGTTTCTGAAAAAGAGGGCTACTTTATACCGTTACCTGAGAAGCACTCCGGCGACATTGAGTTCTATATTGCAGATATTGCTGATTGCATGGAAGGTACAACCTTCAGGTACGTCCATTCTCGCATTATTTCAGACCTGACAATAGACTATCTGCCTCTCATAGACACGGTAGCATCTCAAAGAGATCAAAACTCCTATCGCAAGACCATTCTGGAAACTGGCTTTGAGTCTGAAAAGACAGTCACTCTCGCTTTAGGAACCAACAATAACAACACGCCGTCTCCTGTCTTTTTGCTCAATGCAGCGGATAAAAAATTTGAGTCAGTGACCTACAATATCACCTCTTCTCAAACCAAATCCGAACGTCCGGAGATAAAACTGCTCAACCGCATTGCTGCTCAATGCCAGACAGTACGCCGTAACTATACGGGTCAGGTTAAAAGTGGCATTGACTTGATTAAACCTTTCAGCTATCTCAGCAAGCGGTTCTTTGGTATAGATGCTAAGCACAACTGGAGAGACGACACACAAGAAGTAAAATTTATAGAAGTATCATAATATGGCATTACTTGGCAATAACATCCTGATTTATCGCTCTGGCACAGCCATTGCAGGAACAACATCTAATGAGATTCAGTCCGAGGCCGACCTGATAGAAATCAGTTCTCCCACATCTGGTCAGTGGAAGGAATATATCGAGGGCCGCAAGAGCTGGAGTATCAACGTCAGTTACCTTGTATTGGCGTATAACGGAGTCCGTGAACTGCTCAACGTAGGTACCACCTACACCCTCAAGTTCCGTGGGCGCAACAGTTCAGACTCTACCGGAGTTCAAGGCACAGCTATTCTGAAGTCATGCAAGATAACTGCAACCAAGGGCAACCTTTGCCAAGGCAGCTTTCAGTTTGTCGGCACTGGAGCGTTATCTTAAACAATAACATAACCCCATTTGATTAGTAATGAAAAAGTATCTGACCATCTCAATCATTGTCGCCTTCTTGCTGGTCATCACCACCGTAGTCATTCAGGACCGCAAGATCAGCCAGCTCACAAGTGAGCGTGACAAATACAAACAAAACACTGAGTCACTGCTGGAGCAGACCGAGACTTACAAAGTCCGTGACTCTCTCAACGCAGCCAAAGTTGGCACCCTTGAGTTGACCATTAAGGAACTGGAGAAGTTCAGGTCCAGCGATGCCGCACTGGTGAGGGAACTGACAGCAAAGAACCGAGATTTGAACGAGCTCAACAAAGCGCAGACCCGAACCATTGCTCAATTACGCAGCATCCCAAAAGACACGGTTATACTGATTGATTCCATACCTATCAAGGCCAAGTCCGTCCATTGTGGAGATGAATGGTACACATTCGATGGACTTATGACTGATAATGAGTTCTCCGGCACCATGAGCAGCCATGACGAATTGATTCTGACCGAGACCATCCGATACAAAAAGTTTCTTTTGTGGAAGACAAAAAAGGTCTTAAACCGAGAAATGGAAGCCGTGTCCAGGAACCCGCACACCACAATCACTCAACTGGAGCATATTATCATAGATCATTAACAAGAGAGGCCGCATTAAAGGGCCTCTCTTTTCGTTGTACATTATTGCACAACCAATGCACTCAGGCGTTCCGCTTGCTCTTGTACCATGGGACGCTGCACCTTGGCATAAATCATCGTTGTTTGGATATTCTTGTGCCCCATCATCTTTTGCAGTATCTCGACCGGCACACCATTACCCAAGGCGACAGTGGTAGCAAAAGTATGTCGGCCATTGTGTGTGCTTATCTTCTTGTGTATGCCCAGCAAGTCAAGCAGTTCAACCAGGACGCGACGATAATTGTCATACGGCATGTGAGGAATGTTGTAACTATAACGCTCCAGGATTGCCTTGGCTTGTGGTAGTATTATTGTGGTGTAATGGCCACCAGTCTTGACGCGATACCCGCTCAACGTATCATCCACGATGTTGTTAAAGTCGGCAGCCATCAAATCAGCAAAGCAGAAGCCGGTCCATATTTGGAGAAGAAAGAGATCACGAACATGCTGAGTGAGTAAGCTGCGCGACTCAATCTGCTCGATACGATGTATCTCATCCATAGTCAGCACCTCCCTTGGATTTGATTCGCCCTTCTCAGTCTTAAAGTTCAGGTAAGGATTAGTCTTTATGAGTCCGGCCACCATAGCCCGCCGGACATACGCTTTGATGATTTTGTGATAATTATAAATGGAGGTCTGCATCATGGGCTTGCCGTCAACCTTACGTGAATGCAACTCGTCATCCAGATTCTGAATAGTATCAAGGGTGAGTTGGCAGAAGTCAGTCACACCCTGGTCCTTCAAGAACTGGAGCACAGTGCGGTGATGAATCAGCGTACTATCAGCCAGACGTCGGCTTTTCATCTCTGACTCAAACCAGTCAGTCCAAGCCGTACAGTTCCCATTGTGCTTCACCTTCAGACGCTCCAGCATAGACCAACTAAAGACATCGCCATCGGTATTACACCGGTTGACCACATCAATGACCGCCTTGATCTGATTGCTGAGCATGGTGTTTAGTTCCTGAGCATCGACACGTGATACCACTTGTTCACTTGTAAACTGACCAAGATAGACCTTGATGCCCGTTGAGAGGAATTTACGCTCACCGTTGATGGTGACGCTTAATTGAATCAGTCCTTTTATTGGACTTTTTGCTGTGGCCTTGGTTGCCACGTGTTTGCGATCATAGACCGCAGAGACTTTAATGGTGTTGAGCATAATGTTTATAATTATGCCGCAACGAAGTCGATTGCTTACTTGGTATCAATCGCGGTATCATGGCGGTATCAATAATTTGCTCAAGATTGCGCAGGATTGCGCATCATGATACCTTGATTGACTTTGGTTTTATGTCTGCCCCAGGGATGCGTGGTGGATGTTTACCATTGTGGTGAGGCTCTGAGGCGGGGTCTTAGCCTATTTATTGAAATACCTCATCCGTTCCACGTCTTATTCCTTGCGCTCCTTCTAGGAACCTGACACCT